AAACAGTAATACCAAAACAGTATTCAGCAAAAACCTAATCATATCTAAGTCCTATTTACAGTTCAACGAAGGTACAAGCTAGACTATAAACCAAAAAAACACTTTCGTCAATCCAAAAACAGAAAAAAAAGAGGAGGACCGAAGCCCTCCTCAGTTTGTTTATATATGCCTGATTTTACATCAGGTTCTTAACAGTAACAATACGGTAGTAAATGTTGCTGTTTGCAGCGCTAACTACACCGTTTGCAGCAGTTGTTGCGAACGGATTGGCAACCAGACCATAACGAGTCTTGAAGCCAATTTTCGGCTGAAACGTCTGTTCCCCGATAGCGCGAGCCATCTGCAGAGGCACGTATGGGCAGTAGAACAGACCAGCGTCGTAAGGTGAAGAACCTTTGTAGCCGATCGTGTAGTACTCGTTACCTGAAGCAGACGCGAAGTAAGGATCAATATAAACCTTGATCTTACCGAACAGAACGCCGGCAAACGTGTTGCCTGTGTCGTCTGTTTGCAGGTTGCTTGACAGAGCAGGGCTGTAGTCCAGAAGACCAGCAGCGTTCAACGCAGTAGCTACGTCGGAACCACAGATCAGGACGTTACCCTTACCGCGACGAGTCGACTTAGAGATCTGGTTGGCATCGCGGTCGATCTGAACCATCAGGCCCTTAAATCGTTCCACAGACCAACGTCCGTTAGAGTCAACGTCGAGGTCAAAAGTACCAGCATTCTGAGTGTTCAGCTGAGCACCCGCAGTAGCAGTACCGTTGATTGCGCGAATAACTTCACGGTTGATTTCCGCCAGAATTTCAGCAGAAAGAATGTTGCTGAGTTCTGTTTCCGCGTCCAGACCGTGAACCGCTTTCAGATCCTGTGCAAGTTCGGTTGAGTATTCAGCCTTCAGTGCACGAGTTTCAGCAGTTACGGTAACCTTCTCGATTGAGAACGCCATTTCCTGGAAGTAGTTGTCAGCTGCATCGCCGAGAGATTCAGCAATGGCAGTTGTCATACCACCTGGGAAGCCGTAGTTAGCTCCTGTCGGATCAGAACCGTAAGTTGTCGACAGCTGCGAGTTAGCTGTGACGTAAGCTGTGTTACCAGCCATGATAGCAGAGAAGCCAACGTTCGCTTCGTTGTAAAGCGCTTCTTTACCAGACTGGTTAGTATAACGCGGACGGATAGCAAAGATCAAGCCCGTCGGACCTGACATTGGCTGAACGCCGGCAACGTCATACGAAATTAGGTTCGGCATAGAACGACGAACCAGTGAGATAAGTACCGGGTCGAAAATATCGACGGCACCATCACCAGCAGTCGAGCTGGATGCACCCATTGAGTTGGTTGGCGCAGCTTCCGACAGAAGCCCCGTACCAGACGCAAGAGCACGTTCCGTACGTGAGAACTGTTCCTGGTTTTCTAGCATTTGAGCAACAATGTTCTTTTTGTACGTTCCCTTGATCGGCTCAAGGTCTTCGTGCTCAAGGACAGGCTGCCACTTTTTTACCAGATGATCAGCAAAGCTCTCATTGAAAAATTCTGGATTCAACATAACTTTATAACTCCTTATTCTTATTCTTTACGAGCTGAGCGGCCAATTGCATTGACGTATACACTCATTGCGCCCGTTGGTTTTGTTACTTCTTCTTCAATCGGTCCTTCATAATCCAGTTCTTCGTTGAGTGAACCGATTTCACTATCTGAATTATCAAAATAACTTTCTTTGATAGTTTCAAGTTTTTCTCGGTAGCTGTCTGAATCTTCAAATGCTACAGCTTCTGCGAGATCTTTAAATTTAGCAGCATCCGTATCAGTCAAATCTTCTGACAGTTCTTCAAAAATGTCTTCTTTTTCTCCATCCTTTACTTGTTTGCGAGCTTCAACAAGCTTGTTGTGTGTTTCATCAAGTTGAGCCTGAAGATCTTCAGTGTGTGCAACAAGTTCTTCCACAATATCGACTTTATCTTCAGGAATTTCAACGTAATGCTCGACAAACAGATTCTTTAGACCACCAAGGAAGTTTTCAACCATTTCCTGGCGAATACCTCTTTCAATGGCGACCTTATTTTCTTCAACGTATTCAGCAGCAATATACTCGAGATATTCGTCGAGCTTTTCTGCCAGGTCATTGTAGATTTCTTCTTTTGCTTCAGCAAGTTCTGCTTCTTGTTCAGCAGCAATGTTTTCAAGAATTTGATTGACCTTGGAAACAACAGCTGCTTCAAAGATTGTAGTTGCTTTGTCTTTAAATTCTTCCGTTAGGTCTGATTCGTTTTTGAAGATAGCATTCAGATCTTCTTCAAGATTAATATCTTCGGCCGAAACTGAGCGAACGGTATATTTTTCTTCGTTGATTTCTTTACCATCTTCTTCAGTATATTCTTTCTGAAGAGCGGCAAGCAAACTATCAAAAGAAGAAACAAGAGAGCTACGATCCATGCTCTGCATCTTTTCGACCATGGCATTGATAACGCCAACCTTTGTCTTAACTTTTTGAGGAGCTTTATCTCCATTGTGCTGATCACCACGACGTGGCTTTGTTTGACCTTTAACTGGATCAGGAGCCATTGAAGGATCACCCATAGAAGCGTCAACTTCGTCTAGGTCATCATCTTCTTCGTCCTCATCATCGTCGTCATCAGATGAATGAGCCTTGTCGTCTTCTTCATCGTCATATTCCTCAGTCTTTTTGCCTTCCTCGAGTTCTTCTTCATCGAGGAATTCGTCTTCCATTTCTAATTCTTCTTCGTTAAGACGATCTGTTGACATCTTGAATCTCCTTGTTTATAAAGATTATCTTCATATTATTTATAAATTTCATTTCTCTAAGAACTATTTCTTAAAGGTTATTGATGAAATCCTCAAATGCTTGCATTTTTACTTCAGCAAGGTTTCTTTTACTTGCTTTTTTGACTTTGTTTTTGACCTTTTCAGATAGCCAAATCTTACGTTCTGTATCGTAATACCATTCCACTCCTTCCATTACACCTTCAACGAAGGCATTAGGAGCAGAAGGATCAGCAACAATATCACCCGCTGTTGCAAGTTGAAAATCTTTTTGTACTTCTGCAACTCCACGATTATTTTTAAGTGTACCCATTCCGCGTGAGGAAACACCAAGCTGACATTCTTCATCGATAAGATTTTTAACAATCTTACCCATCGGTGTATCCATAATTTTGGCTTTCCCGATGAAGTTGTTGCCTTCTTGTTTCAACTCAACGATTTTATGTGATACGCGATGCAGATTGATAACAGGTCCATCTGGGTGACCGAGTTCTCCGTAAGCCTTATTCTTGTTTACGCTTTCTTTGACATAACGATTGCATTCGTTTGCAAGAACATCTACTGGATACACACGTCCGTTTCTGTTCTTGATACCACCCTGCATAAAGATACCTTTGATATAGTAGTCTTTACCAGCGGTACCTTCTTTAGCCTCTGTGAGAATTTCTACATCTTCGATTGTTTCAGTGATTAGCTTCATGAAACAGAACCTTTCTTGTGAATCTTAAGTAATAGATTTCCGGTTCCATTAGCAAGAGTAAATACAACGTTTGCTGTACGGTCTCCAGTAGAAACTTCTATAGGTGTTCCTTCAAGTTGGAAATCAATACTTCCAGTTTGACCATAACACGTCCAAACAGTATTTGCACCACGAGCAATTGCCCATGAAGCATTATTTGATACATTCGACCAAATGGCTTTGGAGATAACCATTTCCGAAACAGTTTCTCCAGCGGCATTTGCTGGGTTTGTTCCACCGTTCAGATTAAGATATCCAGAAGCATCTGTACGAATTACAATATAACCGCGTTTCTGATTTGATGTTGTCTGCTGAGCCATGTATTACTCCTTAAGAAGCAGAATCAGCGAAGTTCAGCATCTTCATAAATTCTGATTTACCTTTACCAAGATTAGCCGCAAACTTTTTAGCATTAGCTGGTTTGAGTGCTTCATAAACATTCATAAGAATACTTGCTGATTTCTTATCGACACTCATCGAACTTCCATTCTTGAATGTAATCTTTTGCTTTGACCCAGAAGAAACAATTTTCTTAAGTGTATCAATGACGTTGACTTCTTCCGTAATAAGTGTTTCTGCCGATTCCAGATTTTCTTCTTTGACTCCTTGAGCCTTTGTTGCATTACGATTTGCAGCCGTTTTAGACTGCTTCATATTTAGTTTTTTCATAAAGTTTGAAATCTTTGGAGAACTACCCTGCTGATTGGGTTTGTGTTCACCTCCAGTAACTTTACGGTTTGGATCAACACTATCGTTGGAATTGACCGTACCTTTGAACTGACTTCTTTCAGCATTAGGATGTTCGTTTTTCTCAACCTCATGCTTCTTTTTAAGTTCTTTTTCTTTTTTGGAAGAAGTTTCTTCTCCTTTGCCTTCATCGTCCGTTTGTTTGTTCGGAGTCAGATCATCAGCAGGAGAATTTCCTTTTGCTTCTGAAAATAGTTCACTGAAGGTTTTCATTTGTTTAGTCCTCTGATTCTTCTTCGTTTGTAGATTCATCAAACAAAGATTGACCAATTTCAACGCGTTTTAGATCAACATATTCTTTAGCGTGATCATGAATTTTGTTTTCCACACCTCGCTTGAAATCATTAGTGCGACCTGCTACAAGATGGTCAATAAGTTCTCGGGAATTAGACATAATTACTTCTCCGTCTGTTTACTATTATTTATAAAAGAGAATTCTTCTA